GGCGAAAGCCGCGAATTGATAGGGTATACCCCATGCGCCCAAATATCGCGCCCGCTAGGGCCATTTGCGGGCCGTCTAGGGATGAGACAAAATGAGAACAAAACGGGTCCTTCCAGAGAACATGGCGGTGAGGGTGATTCGGACCCCACACAAAATCTTGGCACAGATTTACAGAACCCATAAGTTTCGCGTTATTGATTGAATTTACCAATAAGTGGCTCTGACTTCACAAACTGCTGGAAAGATGCCATATTTTGTTGGAAAGGGTATTTATGGCAGGAAATGGTTCACACCGCACCACTGGTGGCGTTTTAATCGGGTCGGAGTACGATATAGCCCGAACCCGTAAGATGAATGCGGAAGCTGAAATCGCTGAGATGCAGCTTGCTAAGGTTAGGCTTGAGCTTTGCCTGACAGAAGACGTAATCAAAGCATGGTCTGATGTCCTGAATGCCTGTCGGGCTAAGTTCTTGGCCCTCCCGACGAAGGCCGCACCGCTGCTGGCTCAGGAGGATGATGCGGCTGTCATCAAAGATTTGCTGGAAGGACAGATTCATGAGGCGCTGGCTGAACTTGCTAATTACGATCCTTCTATTAATCCTTCTGGCACAAGCGGCGCAGTAGAGTCTGAGGAGCCGCAAGAGAAGCCGGAGCCGGTGAAGAGGGCGCGTGGCCGTCCGAAGAAGATTGAGCAAATCTGATGATAGCCTACTTCGACACACCCGATGCCAAGCAATCTCTTAGTCATTCGCTCAAGGAGGCCGTCGAGCGTCTACGCCCGCCGCCGAAGCTATCGGTAGCCGAATGGGCCGATCTCGAACGCCGCTTGGATAGCCAAAGTTCGTCTGAGCCGGGTCGATGGATTACAGCCCGTGCCGAATACCAACGCGGTATCATGGATGCTTGCTCTGACCCCACAGTCAAAGAAGTGGTTGTTATGTGCGGAGCGCAGTTGGGCAAATCTGAGATGCTGCTCAACACAATCGGCTACCATATGGCGCACGACCCTGCTCCGATCCTGATGATGCAGCCGACTGTCGAAATGGCACAGAGCTTCTCTAAGGACCGTATCACCGCTGGCCTACTCCGCTCGACACCGTGTCTGCGGGATAAGGTGCGCGACAATAAGGCGAAAGAAAGTGGCAACACGACTCTACATAAGATATTTCCGGGAGGGGCGCTCTCGCTGGTGGGTGCGAATAGCCCTGCGGGACTCGCATCGCGGCCAATCCGGGTCGTACTCTGCGACGAAGTTGACCGCTACCCCCCATCCGCTGGAGAAGAAGGCGATCCTGTCACTCTTGCGAAGCGGCGCGCAGCCACATTCTGGAACCGCAAAATCATCCTAGTGTCCACACCTACAAATAAGGACGCAAGTCGGATCGAATCTGCGTATCTGGAGAGCGACCAGCGCAAGTTCATGGTCCCATGCTTCGATTGCGGTGAATATCAGGAGATGCGGTGGGCCAATGTCCACTGGCACGACGGCGATCCCAAGAGCGCGCACTACGCCTGTGAGCATTGCGGGTCAGTATGGGACGATGCAGATCGACGGAAGGCCGTTGCTAAGGGGCGCTGGGAAGCCACAGAGATGTTTCGTGGGGTGGCAGGGTTCCATCTTAACGCACTTTACAGCCCTTGGTCCGTACTTTCGGACGCTGTTGAGGAATTTCTGTCCGCCCGCAAAGACCCCATGCGGCTGAAGACCTTCGTTAACACCTTTTTGGGCGAGACATGGGAGGATCAGGGCGAAGGGGTGGACGATATGTCCATTTATGACCGCCGTGAGGACTATGATGAGATTCCAGAGGACGTTGTGCTGCTTACTAGCGGCGTTGACGTACAGGATGACCGTCTTGAGTGCGAGATTATCGGTTGGTCCAAGGGGGAGGAGTGCTGGTCTGTCGCATATCATGTGATTTACGGCGATCCGTCGTCTCCTAAGATATGGAAAGACCTAGATGACATCATCGGGACGACATATCGACACCCATCTGGCGAAGAGATGATTGTTCGCGCAACCTGCATCGACTCTGGTGGTCACCACACCCGTGCAGTCTACAATTATGCCAAAACTAGGCAGCGTGTATTCGCAATTAAGGGTGTTGGCGGTGAGGGTAAGCCTATTGTTGGCCGTCCATCCAAAAATAATATCGGTAAAATCCCCCTTTATGGCATTGGGGTAGATACCGCTAAGGAACTATTGTATTCACGCCTTAGGATTGATGAGCCGGGACCGGGTTATTGCCACTTCCCGTCAAATCGTGATCCTGAGTATTTTAAGCAGCTTACGGCAGAGCGCCAAGTTATTAAATACAACAAGGGGTTTGCACATAGAGTTTGGGTTAAAACGCGGACCAGAAACGAAGCATTAGACGTTCGTGTCTATGGAATTGCGGCTCTCGCAATTTTGAATGTGAATATGGATAGCGTTTACAGCAAGTTCTATGCTAATATGGTGCGTAAGGATACACCTGCGGCAAAGCCTGAAAAGGCCCATCCGTTGGCTGATCCACGGAAATTGGCAAGAAGGCCCGGTGTTGGGGGCTTTGCTAATAGTTGGAGGTAGAATGGCTAAGGCTTCGAAAGTAGTTGCTGTCCCTCTCCGACTGAAGCGAAGAATCCGCCGTCCGGGCCGTCATTGTAAGCGCCTGAAGAAATGTCAGCGCAAGGTTTCCGCTTTCTTTGGGGGTGGTAATGGTTAATCTGTTCAGCCAAGATAACGCTCTAGCAAGCGAACCGACTAGCGTTGTCATTGGTACGTTGGTCCAATGGAAGCGGGCCGATCTGTCAGATACCTATGCCCCTGCCTCATACGACCTGATTTACAACATCCGCCTGAAGAATGGTGCGGGTGTTGATAAGAGCATCACGGCGACCACGGCAACGGATGGCTCTTTCCTGACTAGCCTGACCTCCGCGATAACCACCACTATGGTGGCTGGCGATTACTACTGGCAAGCCTTTATTGTCCGTAAATCGGATAGCGCGAAGGTGGCTGTAGGCACTGGTGAGATTAAACTTCTCGCCAATCTTGACCAAAATGGTGCGGACATTCGCAGCCATTCTGAAATCATGGTCGAGAAGATTCAGTCGCTGCTAGAGGGCCGTGCTGACAAGGACGTTAGCAGCTACTCAATTCAGGGCCGCTCTCTGGCAAAGATGAGCATTACTGACCTGATGGCGTGGCGTGATTATTACCGCAAAGAAGTCGCCAAGGAAAAGCAAACCGCCGCCATCGCAGCCGGTAAGCCTAGTGGCGCAACAGTCAAAGTGAGGTTCCGCTAATGGCTTTCTGGGATTTCTTGAAGCCCTCACTCGTCAACAAGAATGAGACGCGGAGGACTCTGCCAACTGGCCGTCGTCAGTACGCTGCCGCCAATCAGGGCCGTCTCTTTGAGGACTTTAAGGCAAGCAACCGTAGCGCGGACACCGAACTTCGGCCCGCGCTTACCACTTTGCGGAACCGGGCGCGTGATCTGGCCCGGAATGACCCATATGCCAAGCGTTTCCTTAATCTGATGCGCGTCAATGTCGTCGGTGAGGGTGGCCTGAATATGCAGGTAAAAGCCCGTAATGCTGACGGCTCTCTGGATGTTATCGGTAACGACCAGATTGAAATCGCTTGGGTTGATTGGTGTCGGAATTGCAGCGTCGATGGCATGATGTCATGGAACGACATCCAGCAATACTGCACGGAGGCAATGAAACGCGATGGCGAAGCATTTGTCCAAATTGTGCGCGGTAATAGCTTTAAGTATGGTATTGCACTTAACATTATCGAAGCTGATCTGATCGATGAACAAAAGAACCAGCGCCTATCAAATGGTGGCGAAATCCGTATGGGTGTCGAGCTTGACCGCTATCGTCGCCCTGTTGCTTATTGGGTACGCCAAGCTCATCCGGGTGACTACGACTTCACCACGCTAAACCAAGCTACTAGCGTTCGAGTCCCGGCAAATCAGATTCTGCATTACTACAAGCCGACCCGCGCAGGTCAGACCCGTGGTGAGACAGCATTTGCGCCGGTTATGACCGCCGTGAAGATGCTTAACGCCTATCGTGAAGCGGAACTCGTTGCCAGCCGTATCGCAGCGGCTAAGATGGGCTTCTTCATCTCCGACACAGGCGATGACTTCAACGCAGATGATTATGACCAAACGGTTCCGATCATGGATGTCGAACCCGGCACGATGCACCAGTTGCCGAAGGGCGTTGATGTCAAGGAATGGAATCCGACGCATCCCGCTACAGCATTCGCTGACTTCCAGAAGGGTGTTCTTCGTGGCATCGCGTCTGGTCTAGGCGTTAGCTATTCCAGCCTCTCTGGTGATCTTGAAGGCACTAGCTACTCGTCCATCCGTCAGGGTGCGCTTGAAGAACGAGATTTTTATCGGCTCGAACAGCGTTTCCTTATCGAGCATCTAGCTCACCCGATCTACGCTGCATGGCTCCGTCATGTGATGGAGTTTGGTTTTGTCAGCATCCCGGCCACGAAGTTCGATAAGTTCTACAACTCGACCATCTTCCGCGCCCGTGGCTTTAGCTGGATT